TGACATTGCCGTAGAGTATTACCGCGCACCGGAAGCCGACGAATCACAACCCGACCTATTAAAATAACATGCCCACATCACCCACCATCGCCGCTCTCGCAGCGGCACTAGTCAAAGCGCAGTCCGCACTGAGCGGCGCGAAAAAAGACTCCACAAACCCGCACTTCAAAACGGCCTACGCAGACCTTGCTTCCATCTGGGATGCCTGCCGCGCGCCGTTGGCAAACGCTGGTTTGTCCATCGTCCAGCTTGTCAGCAGCGACCCTACGCACGCTATCATCGAGACAATCCTCGCGCACTCATCCGGCGAGTGGGTGTCCTCGCTGCTCGCCGTGCCGCTCACCAAAGCAGACGCGCAGGGACTCGGCAGCGCAATCACCTACGGACGCCGCTACGCCCTCGCCGCCATTGTGGGCGTGTGTCCCGCCGATGACGACGCCGAGGCCGCTGTTGCCCGTCCTACGCAGCGCACGGCCCAACCCACACAGCGCGCACAAGAACCGGACGATGTGCCGATGAAGCACGTCGGGGATAAATTCCGCAAACCAACAACACAAACCGCAGAAATCGACGACCTATGAAATACGACAACACCAACCGCATCTCCCTCTGGAAAAACACCAAAAAAGAATCCGAAAAACACCCTGACTACACCGGCACCGTCAACGTGGACGGCGTGGAGTATTTTGTGGATTGCTGGAAGAAACCGCCGACCGCGCCTGAGCAGGCTCCCGTGCTCTCCGGCAAGGTGAAGCGCAAAGACAAGCAGCCCGCGCAGACTAGCAGCCAAGAGGACATCTAACCCACACCGCCACCCCGTCGCGTCTCGGCACAGGGCCGGGGCGCGGCGGACGCGGACGACACCATGACCGAACCATCGCAAGAACCAACAAACCCGCGCGACACCGCGCGCCCCGTGCCTGTCCCCGCAGGCTCAGAGCAAGAGCCGGAATCACCCTTTGCAGGCGCGTCGCAAATCCCGCCGTGGGAACTCTAGCCATGCCAGACTTTCACAACAGTATCAGTGACCGTGACGAGCGCGTTACCGCCTCGCAGCAGCTTTTCGCAGACCTAGACGCACGCGAGGCGACGCGCGGCGAGGTGACGTTTGACGAACTCGACCGACGCTACGCAGACCCTATCAGCCGCGATGAACTGACCGCGCTTCTCCCGTTCATCATCGCATTTACCGAGCGCGAAACGGTGTGGTGTTACGAGCTAAAAGAACGCCACGGCAGGCCGACGCCTACGTGGACGCCTATCGCTGAATGGGACGCGCACTTCCGCCCTGAGTGCCTCTCGCTGGAGTATCGCGCAGACAATCCTTTCGCTACTGAGTAGCTAACCCTTTCCCGTGCCATGCACGCGATTCGATGAAATCACTGGTAATCATGGAGATTAAACCGATGACGGAGAATTGCGCGGGCTGCACTTACGCAAGCCGGGGAAAACACTTTCACACACTGAACCAATGAGAACAAAAATTGACGAACTATTCGCAACTCTGCGCGGCCTTGTCGCAGACCAGTCGCGCGACCTCGCGCTTGCAATGGGCGAGCTTCGCGCCGCCGAAGCCGAGCGGGACAGGGCACTCGCGGAGCGCGACAACGCACGCCAAAGCCTGCGCGCAGCCGAGCAGGAAGTGGCCGAGATGGAAGCCGACTACGCCGACCTACGCACCGTCAATGCGCGCCTAGTCGCAGACCTCGCCGCCGCAATGGAGCGGCTGGATCACGCCGAGAGCATCCTGATGCAATGAGCACGGCCCTCGCCATATTTAAGCGCGAGAACTCGGTCGCCACGCACCGGCTAACAGGCGCGGGGCATCGCTACACATGGATGGCATTCTTCGCGACTATCACGATGAAGGACGGCACGCGACGGGCATTCACTGAGTTGGCGCATGAGTATTCAATGGCCGATTTGATGCGCCGCAACAAAGTAGCCGACGCCGACACCGAACTCGAAGCCTGCCAATTTTTGGCCGAGCGCAACGGCATCCCGTGGCCAGCCGATGAACCCAAACGCCCGCGTGCGGGCTATCTTGCAGGAGTAACTTTATGAATCAAACCTACGAACAGTTCTTAGACGCGAAATCTCAACTCGGAGGCGAGTTTGGATTTGAACCTACATTCATGCCGGATTTCCTTTTCCCATTCCAGCGCGCACTTATCGAATGGGCCTGCCGCAAAGGACGCTCCGCAATCTTCGCGGACTGCGGACTCGGCAAGACGCTGATGCAGCTTGTGTGGTGCCAAAACATCGTGGAAAAAACCAACGGCAACGTGCTTATTCTCACGCCGCTGGCAGTCGGCGGACAGACGCTCAAAGAGGCGGCACGTTTCGGGATAGCTGCGGGCCGGTCTCGCGATGGAAAACCAGCCGGGAAAATCACGATTTCCAATTACGAAAAGCTCCACCTTTTCAACGCTTCTGATTTCGTGGCCGTCGCGTGCGATGAAAGCAGCATCATCAAACACGCCACCGGAGCAACACAGAAGGCCGTCACGCGCTTTATGTGCAAGCTGCCTTACCGCTCACTCTGGACGGCAACAGCGGCACCGAATGACTTCACGGAACTTGGAACATCATCCGAGGCGCTAGGCGACTTGAACAACTCGGACATGCTTTCGCGCTTCTTTAAGCAGATGGACCAAAAGACGACCGACCAATACGAGAAGAAGATTAACAACCTCGAAAAGCAGGCAAACCATTTTGGGAAAATCTCATTCCGCGTCTCGCAGGCAATTAACGGCTGGCGATTGAAGGGCCACGCGCACGACCATTTTTGGAAATGGGTTTGCTCATGGGCGCGAGCGTGCCGCAAGCCGTCTGACATCGGGTTTGCCGATGATGGCTACGAACTCCCGGCACTGAATGAGCGCGAGCATATCGTGAAGCCGACAACGCCACCGGACGGAATGCTTTTCACGATGCCTGCCTTCGGGCTTGCCGAGGAAAGGGATGAGCGCAAGCGCACGCTGAAAGAGCGGTGCGAAATGGTTGCACAGCTTGTCTCTCACGACCGTCCCGCCGTGGCATGGTGCCACACGAACGCCGAGGGCGAGGCGCTGGAAGCCATGATTCCCAACAGCGTGCAAGTAAAAGGGCCGATGAGTGACGACGAAAAGGAGGCCGCTTACGATTCGTTCTTGAATCAGGAAAAGCGCGTGCTCGTTATTAAGCCGAAAATCGGAGCGTGGGGACTCAACTGGCAATTCTGCAATCACGTTGTCACGTTCGCTTCGCACTCTTACGAGCAATACTATCAGTCAATCCGCCGATGCTGGCGCTTTGGACAGAAAAAACCCGTAACCGTGGACATCATCGCCAGCGAAGGCGAACAGCGCGTGCGCGACAATATGAGCCGCAAAGCCGCGCAAGCTGAGAAGATGTTTGAAGAGCTTGTGAAGCACATGAATGACGCAATCAAATCTGAAAGAAAAACACACACCATAACCCCGACACTGCCAAGCTGGATTTAATAACATGAACACTACACCGAAAGAACTACTGACCAAGAAATATGCACTCTACCACGGCGACTGCGTGGAGGTGATGAAGCAACTCCCGGCGAGCATCGTTGATCTCTCGCTTTACTCGCCGCCATTCGCGGGACTCTACCAATACAGCAGCGACGAACAGGATTTATCCAACTGCATTTCCAAGGATGAGTTTTACCGGCATTACGAGTTTGTGATTCAAGAACTCCACCGCCTCACAAAGCCCGGCAGGATGAGCGCCGTGCATTGCATGGATATTCCGACCGGCAACTCAGGCAATGACGCGCTCACGGACTTCCCCGGCGACGTTATCCGCCTGCACGAAAAGAACGGCTTCCGTTTCACTCATCGGTATTTCATCTGGAAAGAGCCGCTGACGGTTCGCAACCGCACGATGATGAAATCTCTGGCTCATCGGCAAATGTGCGAAGATTCGACCCGGTGCTCGATGGCAAACGCCGATCAGCTTCTCATCTTCCGCCGTAGCGGAGAAAACGCGGTGCCCGTCTCGCACCCCACAGGGTTGCATCGCTACGCTGGCGAGGAGCAAATGCCCGCAGACATCCGGCACCTCAAGGGCATGGATGGCGACCAAAAGAAAAACCGCTTCTCTCACTGGATATGGCGGCGCTACGCGGACGCCTTTTGGGACGACATCCGCAT